AACTCTGCTGGCGACTTCTACATTTCCACGCTTGGTACTACAAAAAGATTAACAGTTCTTGATACAGGTGAGGTTGGTATTGGTACTGATGCGCCTACCCAAGAGCTTCACGTAGTAGGTCAAATTCTCAGTAGTGTTACCAGTGGCGATAATGCAGGATTAACTGTAACAACTGGTAGTAATGGTGTATCTTCTATTACTGTTGATAATAGTACTGGTAACGTTCAGCTCAGAAAAGACGATGGATTCAGTTCTATTAGAAATAGTGATTCTGATGAATTCAGAATTTACGGCAATGGAGTACACAACTTTACATTCCAGCACGATGGCGACTTTTTTGCACGTGGTGATGTAACAGCATTTGCATCTCTTTCCGATAGACAGTTAAAAGAAAATATCGAAAATATTCCTAATGCTCTTGAAAAAGTTTCTAAGATTAACGGCGTAACCTTTAACTATATTGGCTCTAAAGAGTCTATGACAGGTGTAGTTGCACAGGAAGTACAAGAAGTTCTTCCAGAAGTTGTCTACGAGACAGTGGACAATACACGAGAAGATGGTAGAGCACTTGCAGTTAGATACGGTAACATGGTTGGTCTTTTGATTGAAGCTATTAAAGAATTGAAAGCTGAAGTAGAAGTCCTTAAGAATAACGAATAAATAGTTACAATAAACCAACTGAGTAGGTAACATGACAAAGCAAATATTAGATCTAGGTACTACTGCAAACGATGGAACTGGCGATACGCTTAGATCCGGCGGTGATAAGATCAATGATAATTTCACTGAGCTATACACTATTTTAGGTGGTGATGCTAGATCTTCTACTGCTGGCGTAGTATTAGATAGTAATGGTATTAACTACATTGAAGGAGCTTATACAGTACAGCTTAACTTTGTTGTTGATAGTAATGCTACTGTTACCCTTCCTCATAAAGACGGTAAAGTTCCTGTTGTAGAGGGAACTGGCGCATCTGCTATTTTAGACCTGGCTGATTCTGCCGCTGGTAATGGAGCTAAAGTTTTATTTAGTAACAAATATGATAGCGCTGGGCTTCTTCCTAGCGCTTCAGTATACCACGGGATGTTCGCACACGTTCACGATACTGAGCGCGCAGTCTTTGCTCATGATACTGCCTGGATTAATCTTGTTGACAGCGATGTGCTTTCTAGTAAAGATGCTTCATACAGCGTAGACATGAACGCAGGAACAGGACAAACTAACTTTACTAACATTAGACTTACTACTCCATATATTACCTCTGCGATTGTAGATTCTAACGCCAATGAGATTTTAGGATTAGCTAGTACCGGTGTACCAGCAAACTATCTTGAGATTTCCTCTAATGCTGCGACTAGTCCTAAGGTCGCAGCCGTAGGAGATAGTGATAATGTTGGTATCGAGATTGCTGCAAAAGGCACTGGTTCAATTTGTCTAAATAAAACCGCGTACAAGCCGCATGAGATGGCTGCTGATGGAAATGTTAGTGATACTGCATCACTTATCATTCTAAATAAAACTGGAGCTTTAGCTGCGGATTTAATCGATGGTACTGAAAATGGCGAATATAAGATCTTTATTAATAAGAGTACTTCAAATGCAGTAATTACTCCTGCGTCTTTTACTGATACTAGTTTTACCTTAGCACAAAATGCTACTGCTCAAGCTATTTGGTTTACCGATACCTGGTTCTTAGTCGGTACTGATACCGGCGTAACAGTTACTTAAGAAGAGATAAAACATGCCCGCAATTATTACAGATGATACCAAGAAGCTTTTGATCGAAAAGATCATTACCGATACTTCCGACTCTGCCACTAGATATTTTGTTGGTATTGGTAAATCTGATACGTGGCAGGACTCTACAGATGTTGTACCAATTGCTGGTCAAGTAGTTAATTCTGAAAGAGAAAAGATTAATTTTAGATCTAATTTGCAATCAGTAATTTTAACAAATACTGTTAGTTTTGTTTCTAAAAGATATAACTGGTCTTCAGGTACCATTTATCGAGCATACGAAGGTGATGTATCGGCTTTAGGTAATACTACAGCTAATGATACTGGAAATGGCCAGTATTATGTAATCACTTCTAACAATAGAGTATACATTTGTCTTCAACAAGGTAGAACTGCAACAGGTCAAATTAACCCATCTCTGAATAACCCAGGTGATAATATTCTTCCAACTGAAGGAACTAAACAACTGGGTGACGGTTACATTTGGAGATTCTTAACTGTACTAGATCCAACTAAATTAAATGACTTTTCAACTGCAAACTTTATTCCAGTTGAAAAAGTAGACTCTGCTGTAGGTGGAGCATTTAACACTATAGCTGAACAGCAGCAATTAGCAGTACAAGCTGCTGCAACTTCAGGTGAAATTGTTGGATATAAAATCATATCTGGCGGCGCCGGTTACGCATCTAATTCCACTGCAGTAGTGCAAGGTAATGGATCTAATGCTACTATTAGGTTAACAGTTAGCGCGACGACTGGTGCTGTTGTTAAAGCTGAAACTGATTCTAATGGATCCGGCGGATTCGGATTTGGATCTGGATATAATTACGCTGATATTAAAATTACTAGTAGTACTGCTCCTACAACTAAAGCTGTTATCCGTCCAGTTATTTCTAAAAATGGTGTAGGTAAAGATATTAGAGATGATCTAAGATCAACTTCTATTATGTTTAATGCTAAACTTACAGGATCTTTAGGATCTGGAGACTTTTTGGTAGGACAAGAGTTTAGACAAGTAGGTTTACTTAGAAATATTAAAAAGCCTAATGATTCAGATTTTACTGCAGCAACAGGCAGTGGATTAAGGCGCCTTACTGTTTCAGGTACAGATTTACTTAAAGATATGAATATTGCTGGTGGATCTACTGGAGCAAAGGCTTTTGTAGATGACGCTATTGTTGATGGTGGAAATACCACTCTTTTATATCATCAAAATGAAAAATTAGGATTTGCTCAGTTTTCAGCAAGTGATACTGGCGTAAATGCAATATACAATGTTTTAGATTCAAATGACGTTGGTAACTTTATATCTGATTCAAGCGGCGAAATCAACTCATTTTCTGGCGAATTACTTTATATTGATAGTCGCGCTGCAATTACGCGTGATTCCGCAAGTACTGAAGACGTTAAAATCATTATTCAACTTTAAGATTTAAGAGAGTAAAAAATGCCCACAGCTTTTAGCGATACCACATTCTCTAGTACCTATAAGGACGATTTTAAGGATAGTGATAACTATCACCGAATTCTATTCCGATCGGGTCGTGCACTTCAAGCAAGAGAGCTTACACAGGCTCAGACCATTATCCAGAAGGAAATGGAAAGATTTGGCCGTAACATCTTTAAAGAAGGTGCGGTAGTAAATCCTGGCGGAATGGCTCCAGACCCGGACTATGAGTTTGTAAAACTTCAAGGTACTCCGACTAATATTGCCGTAGGTTCAATTATTGAAGGTGGCAATATTACTGCTCGGGTAATTGAATTTGTTCAGCGCGTTGACGGAGATAACCCTGCTACGGCTTATATTGAATATACTAATGTTTTGAATGTGACTGGTGGATCCACAACAATTAGATTTGCATCTAATACAGAGTTGAGTGTTACAAATGGAAGTGGTACTGTTACAACTCTACAGGAAACCCCAGGAGTTCCGGTTGTAGGAAAAGGTTTTAGAGTTACTGTAAATAAAGGCGCATATTTTGTACAAGGGCATTTTGTACAAATGGATGCACAATCTTTAATCATTAGTAAGTACAGTAATACTCCAACAACTGATATTGGGTTTATTATTACTGAAGACATTATTTCTTCTGACGACACTGATGCACTATATGACAATCAGAACGTAGAACCTAATCGTACAGCACCGGGTGCGGATCGATATAGAATTCGACTTACTCTTGCTACTTCGGATACTGCAGATAGCGCAGACAACTTCATTACTACCAATAGCTTTATTGAAGGTCAGCTTCAAAGTGAAATTGATCGTAATCAGTATAATGTACTTGGTGAAGAGTTAGCCAAGCGTACTTTTGAAGAGTCTGGTAACTACGTTGTAGAAAAATTTACTGCTAATTTTAAATCTAATACAGATACCTCTAAGCTTACGCTTTCTGTTAGTCCGGGCATTTCGTATGTGAATGGCTTTAGATATGAAGAACCAACAAAAACCGACATTATTGTTAACAAGTCTAGAGCTACTGAGTTAGTCGAGTCTGAAGCAATCAGCGCTAGATATGGTAACTATGTTCAGATTGATACTCTAAAAGGTCTTCCTGATGTAGGAACGTTTGCTAAACGCACACTTTTTAGTAATACTAATGGTTATAATAGTGGTACTGGAACAGCAGTAGGTACAGCCCGAGTCAGACAAGTAGCTCAGTCTGGTGGATATTACAGATTCCACCTTTTTGATGTAAATATTACCTCTGGTGGATTCAGAGACATTAGAAGTATTGGTGACTCTGCAGACAACAATGACTATGGCAATCTGGTCTTAGAAGATAGTGTTGCTGTTATGAAAGAAATTAATGACAATAATGCATTCTTCGAGCTTCCACGCAATAGACCACAAAGTGTTAATGTTACTGGGTTGACCGAGCAAAGGTTTTTCTCTGGAACACCTAGTGCAGGAACTTTAACTCTTCCAGGTCTTACTACAGAAAGCTATGCAGACGAAGCGCTCTGGATCTTAACAGATGATAATGGAGATATTGTTGCTAGTCCTGCTATCACAAACGGCCAATCTTCTGCCAGTATTACGGGTCTTAGCGGCACCGGCGCCCACAGCTTAGTATACTATGTTAATAGAGAAAGCTTAGCCTCAAATAGAACTAAAAACTTAATTGCAGATTTTACTGATACGGGATCCCTTACTAACAATGAATTAGTTTTAACCCATGCAGATATCTACCAGTTCAAAGAAGTACTTGATGCTGACAGCAATGATGTAACAAACAGATTTGTTTTGGATAACGGTCAGCGAGACAACTTTTATGATCGCGGCAAAGCAATTCTTAAAAGCGGAACTATTCCACAGCCAATTAGAGTTAAGTACGACTACTTCCAGCACGGAACATCAGGAGACTTTTTCTCTGCTAACTCTTATACTGGTGAGATTGCTTACGAAGATATTCCTACCTTCCGTCAGAATACCGGTACCGAGATTGAACTAAGAAACGTACTTGACTTTAGAAGTGTAAAGGCTGCTGATGGTACATTTGTATCAAACTTGGTTAATCAGTTCCCTAGAAACACTGATACTATTCAGGCTGATGTAACATACTACCAGTCAAGAAAAGATATTCTAATTGCAACTTCAGATGGATTAGTTTATATTGAGGGTGAGCCTAACGTAAATCCTGTTAAGCCAGAAGTACCTGCCAACGGTATGGAGTTATATAGCTTTACCTTAAATCCATATACTGATAATCAAGCAGACTTATTTTCTCAGTACATTGATAACCGTCGTTACACTATGCGTGACATTGGAAACATTGTAAAGCGTATTGATGATATCGAAGAAGCCGTTACCCTTAACCTTCTTGAACTTGAAACCTCTACGATTGAAGTATTTGATTCGGCAGGAAACAATAGATTTAAAAATGGTTTCTTTGCTGATAACTTTAAAGATCTAGTTTTCTCTGATATTTTTAGTGGACAATATGCTGCATCTTTAGATGCGCAGACAAATGTTATTGCACCATTAGCAAATTCACAAAATGCTAGAATGGTATATGATAGTGGATTAAGTAATAATCTTGGAACAGTTATTAAAAATGATGTAGTATATCTTAACTATAGCGAAACTCCAGTCTTTTTCCAGAACGTTGCAACTGAAACTGAAAATGTTAACCCATTTGATGTTATTCTGTATTCTGGAGATCTTGAACTTTCTCCAGAGTTTGATGTTTGGAGACAGGATGTAATAGTAGGTACTGAAAACATAACAGCAGGAAGAGTCCGAAATAATAGAAGAGGCACTACTCCTGATGAGCAAAGAGATATAGCTAATAGTATTATTCGTCCTCAAGGAATTGCAGAAGATCTTGTGCTTCCTGAAGTAGGATCTATTATCGGTCAAAGCCGTGTTCTTTCTCGTAGAACAACTACTAGTGGTAGAACAACAACTACAACAACCCGCACCTTAATAGGTCAAAGAGTAGTAGAAATTGATCTTATTCCGTTTATTCGCTCTAGAAGAGTATTCTTTAGAGCTAGCCAATTAGCTCCTAATAGACAACACTTTATGTTTTTTGATGGAACAAACATCGGTGATTATGTTAAAAAAGAAACCTATAGAAGATTCGGTGAAGTAACTCCTCCTGATGATTTCTTAGGTGGTGAGTATGCTGGTTCAACCGGGCATCCAAATACTGCTTCTGCACCAGGTGATTTTACAACTGATGCATTTGGAGATATCGAAGGTTCCTTCTTTATTCCTAATAATGACACAATTAAATTCGACGGCGGTCAAACCTTAGTTAAAATTCTAGATATTAGCACTGATAATGAAAATGATGCTCTTTCAGGTGCTGCTACTAACTACAGCGCTTTGGGTATTGAAGTGTCTTTGGTTGACGTAATTTCTACTACTAGAAGAAGTAGAACTCGTCCAGTTCCTAGACCTCGTCCTAGACCACGTCCTAGAACGGGAGGCGGCGGTGGCGGTAAACGCCGTGAGCCAATCGCTCAGTCGTTCCAGTTGCAAAATGGAAACGGTGGATTCATTACTAGTGTAGACGTATTCTTTGCATCTAAGTCTACCTCTAACGTTCCTATTCGTTTAGAAATTAGACCTATTGAAAACGGCGTGCCTTCCCAGAATAATATTATTCCAGGATCGGTAGTTCTTAAGAAGCCAACAGATGTTACCGAATATACCACAGCTCAGGTTACTGCTGCCGGTGCAGGTGCAATGGATGGTATTAGATCTGCTTCTACTAAATTTACTTTCGATCGTCCAGTATACCTTAATGGTTATACTGAATATTGTTTTGTACTGATTGCAAATACCCAAGAATATACAGTATGGGTAGCAGAGATTGAAGATTTCTTAGTAGGATCTACTACAAAAAGAGTTAACAAGCAGCCTGCTGTTGGTTCATTCTTTATGTCTCAAAACGCTATTACCTGGACACCAGATCAACGTAGAGATATGATGTTTAGATTGAACCGCGCTGACTTTACTACTAGCGGTGCATTTACTCTTACTAATGACAGCTCCTCTGCTCCTACAGTTAATCTGTCTAGAGATCCGCTCTTGACTGATAGTGGTGATAGTGCTGTTACGTTGATTCATGTCGGTCATGGATTTTTAAAAGGTGATCAGGTTAATATTAGTGGATTTGACAGTAATACAACATATGCTGGTATTAAGGGAACAAGCTTAATCGGCCT